AATCTACTTACCTATGTACAGGTACACACATCGGAAATAAGATGTGGGTAGTTTTGCACTCTATGTCAGAAGACATGTCTCTCTCATATCATGCTGTTAATCACGTTAGAACTATAACGTTTAAAGCAAATGAGATGGAAGTGTTTGGTGATCATTTAGCCTGTTTTCCAGTGAATGGAATCAAGTCAGTGTTTAATGCTTCAAAATTGAAGATTTTGGAGGATGCTACAATTGTAACAGTGTTAGGATTTGGTCATGGTGATAAAAGTTCACCTGATTCCGTCACTGGTTTTGCGAGTCCTTTAGGGTGGTGTAATGCCCCCACTCGTAATGGAGATTGTACGTCACCTGTACTTGATTGTAATGGTTTCATAGTTGGTTTTTGGACCCATGGAATTGAATCAGGAATGTTGAGCCAACAATCTTTTGGTAGATTTGAAAAAGTTACGCCAGAATTGATTGCTTTCGCAAAGAGTGGTCCAGTGTCTGTTCATTCAGGTCTGGATTTTCAGTTACGCCCCCACTCCCCTTAGAATTGGTTGAGAAAAATAATGAGTTTTGGCAGAGATATCCAAAACGGTATGTTATGCCTGGAGGAGTTCAAAAGATCTTCCAGAGCGCATACTTGAGTCCTCTCCATGAAAAATGGATTGATGAACATTATTTTGAGTTTGTTGGAGCGTTAGCTAGGTTTCCTCGTTATAAGAATAAGCGAGTTGTAGACCCTCAAGTGAAAATGTTTTTGGATAGGGAAGATGTAGAAGTTCCTTTAGAATGGAATCTACCAGTACCTAATCCGGAGGCTGCTTATAAATCTTTATCGAAATATGCAAAGGGTTATGTAAATATGTCACCAGAACACGTTAGAAAGCTGAATAAAGCTCACGGTTGGATGGAACAACATTTTTACCCTTACATGCAGAATGCAAAGGTTATTTCACTTGAAGAGGCTATCCAGCACTTGGATATGAGTACAAGTAGCGGAGCCCCTTTTAATCAAGAATTTAAGACTAAAAGAGAACTCTTTGATAACGATCCTGATATTGTGGATTGGTTGGAAGAGGATTGGATAACGTTGGCTGTTGATCCCAAGTGGACAACAATTTTCTCTTCTTCTCTTAAAGAAGAGTTGAGACCCGTTTCAAAAATTTTAGAAAATTCTTTACGCACATTTTGTGCAGGAGCAACAGATGCAACAGTTCATGGAACTAGACTTTTTGTCGACATGAATGAGAAAATGTATGCTTCTCATTTACAGAGTTCTTCTGTAATTGGTATGTCACCATTAAAAGGAAATTGGGAACGTCTTTACCAAAAGCTTAACGTTTTTCCTAACGGTTATGCTTTAGATGAGTCCCAATATGATTCTTCACTTCGGGAGTTTCTAATGTGGGGTTGTGCACTGTTCAGATGGAATTGTCTTCGAGCAGTTGATCAAATGCCTGAAAATTGGCGTAGGATCCGCACCTACTATAGAAATTTGGTTAACACCCTGATTTTATCACCAGATGGTGTGCTCCTTATGAAAAAGGGAGGAAATCCATCTGGGTCGGTTGACACTGTGACGGACAATACTTTGATATTGTATTGGATTTTAGCGTTTGCGTGGATTGAATTGGCTCCAGAAGAGTATTGTACCCTGGCCGCATTTGAAGAACACACAGCTAAAGCTTTACTAGGTGATGACAACACCTGGTCCGTTTCTGACGTTGCTCACGTCTGGTATAATGCTCGTTCAGTTATTGAAGTATGGAAATGCTTAGGAATAACGACGACAACAGATTGTTTAGATGCACGTCCTGTGTGTGACCTTGATTTTTTATCTGCGCATACAGTGTTTTTAAGTGGGAAAGCAGTACCACTTTATGACCGTAATAAGTTAATGCAGTCTCTTTTGTATGCTTCTAAGGAGCATTTGACCCCCGAGACCACGTTAACCCGAGTCTGTTGCCTTTTGCAAATTGGCTGGACAGACATTCCTCTCCGTAATTATTGCCGAGAGTTGATTTCATTCCTCATTGAGAAGTACGATAAAGTTCTTGCACAAGATCGTCGTTGGATAATTGCTAAATGTAATATTCAAACAGATGAATTTTATCGTAGGTTGCTGTTG